TAATCCTAATCCTAACTTTGGCATTATATTTTTTGAGTTATATTTCCATACATTCTAACATTACCTGATGTTAAAGTAATAGAAGTGATTTTACCGTAAATTATTTTACCTTCAGCATGAGTTAATGCTGACCAGCTAGTATCTACTGCACCATCAATTGTTATTGATGCTATTACAGTATTAGTAATCATTTGAACAGCCATCCAATCTCCATCTGTTTTAGTAGTATTATTAATATTAATGTTTTTATTAGTATTTCCACTAACTAACATATAATAATTAGACATTATTGTTTTTATAACAGTTAATATATATTCCATTTATTTATTTTTTACAAAGTTACTTTTTATTTACAATAATTCAAAACAGTAGTTACAATTGTTATAAATTGTTCTTTACTAATTGAATTATATATTTCATTATCAGAACCATCATCATTTTGATGCCAGTTTTGTATTACTCTTTTAAATAAATACATTTTATAATACATACATAAATCAACACAGTTAATTCCTAATCCGTATTTATTATATATTTTATTAGAATATTTTAAACTTGCTTGGTCTATTTTATCTAATATAGTATTTATTTCTTCAGTTGTATAATTAGCATCCACAATTATCAGTACAATAAATTGTTAATAAATCAAAAATTTGTTGAGCTTTAGTTAAATTACCTTCTTTACAATTAACAAACATTGCATCATAAAGTAAATATTTATTAACTAATTCACAATCAACATCTTCACATTCACAGTTAGTAATATCAGCTATTTTATTATCTAAACATTCTTTAATTGATTTAGATATAGGTACATGCAATTCTTTACTATAACCTACATAATAAGTATTATAAAGAGCTACATCATTACCAGGAGTTTCTAATAATAACATTGTTTTAGTTGTTAAATTATTATTAACAATATTATAAAATGTTCCACTAAGTTGACCTATAACACTAAGAGGAGCATAATATAACATATTTGCATTTCTAAAATATTCTGAAGTAACTGTATAAGTTGCTGTTTTATTTACAGTAGAAAAAGTTAAAGTAGCTGGATTAGGATTTTCAAATAAAGTAATATATTTTATTTTCCATAATCCGTCTTCTAAAGAATCATCTTCATTAAACCCTAATAAAGTATGTAATATAGAATAACTTTCAGATACTACAGTATAAGCTAAAGAAACAGTTGCAAAATCTATATTTGTTACAGTTCCTGAAGGAGATGTAACAATTATTCTAATTCCTTTAATATCTTTATTAACAGAATCTTCTCTTCTATAACCAGCAGGAGATTGATTAGAACCGTAACCAGTAATACCAGTTCCTGTTATATCTTCTAATAAAATTGATTTCCAATCATAATTAGGAGTAAGTTTTATTTTAGTTAATAATGCCATTTAATTTAGTATTTCAAATGCTACAATTGGTGCTGCTGCTGCTCCGTTAAATCCATCATTAACAGATATAATTATACTTCCTTCAGTACAAATCCATTGCACTAAACTTGTAAACCCAAACCCACCTGAATTATTAGTTACCATAATATTAACAATAGAAGTTGATGTAATTAAAGAATTATTTATAGCGTAATCTTTCCAAGCAGGGGCAACTTCACAATTTTCAGTAAAAGTAACAACACCGCTTTGAGTGTTTAAAGTTGCGGAAGTTACTCCAGTAGCAATATTTAAACCATTAAATAATATATCTGATAGCTTGATATCAAAATAAGCTCCGTCTTTATGTATAGTAACAAAAGATTTATTTTTATCTTCTGTAGATAAAGTTGATAATATTGTATTCATTGTACAAAAGTAGTTAATATTATTAAATAAAAAAAGAGGATATTTCTATCCTCTTTTTAAAATAATTATTAAATGTTAAATTATGAAATTGTAACGCCTGTTACAGCAGCTAAAGCAGCGTCAAAGTTTGTTACAGTAGTTCCACTTACAACATAAATATCTAAAGTTCCTGATTCTACTCTTGATTGACCTTGAGCAGATTTATCAGATACTGGATTTTCATAATAAATAGAATAACCAATATATTGTACTCCATTTACTGCATAAGTATCATTAGGGTAAGGCATCCAAGTACGATTTTCTACACCTAATTCTCCTAAAGCTTCGTATTCTTTTTTAAGTACATTATCATAAGTACCAGAACCAAATACCATTGGAGTAGGATTAGCAATAGGAGTACCAGCTAAAGTATCTTGTAAAGGAATGTTAATGTAGTTATTTAATTTGCCAGAAGCATATAAATTAGCAGTAAAATAAGAACCTATTACAGAAACTTTTAAACCTGCTAAAGAACTTGAAGTTGGTAATACAGAAGCAGAAGATCCTACCATTACAGTTCCAATAGCACCAGCAGTTACTGAAGTACCTACAAAAGGTCTAGTTAAAACTACAGTTGTAATTAATGAACTTGTAGCGGTTACACTTGCAATTTGATAAATTGGATTTTCAGCAGCAGAACCACCAATTCTAATCCAACAACCTGCTGCTAAACCAGCTGCATTTGTTAAAGTTGAACCACTAGTAATTACTAAAGTAGGGCTACCGTTAGTATAAGCTACAGTTGGAGTTCCTCCTGAAGCAGGAGCTGTTGCTAAAGTAATATCACTTAATACATTAACTAAAGCAAATGTTCCACCATCAATAGAAGGCATTACAGTTAATTGTTGATTTAAATCTTTAGCTAATTGATCTACTACATAAACTGGATTGTTGTTAGCAGCTCCAATAGATGCTCTTAAAGTAAATTGAGCATAAGCTTTTGGAAATGGAGGAGTAGTAGTTATCATATTTTCTAACTTAATACCATAAGGAACATTAGTTGTTCCACTAGCAGCTAAAAAATTAATAGTAGTTGCTCCTGAGCCTGCATAACCTACATTGAATACAGGTTGAACTGGAGCAGTATAAGCTTTTTTAGTTATACTTTTTACAGCACCTGCTTTAATAATAGGAGATAATCTAGGATTACGACCTGAAGGTACACCTTGAGCGTAAAAGAAAGGAATTGCTACTCCTGAATAATTTGCTGCAAGAACAGCTGCTGTACTTCCGTTATACAATGCAATATCTCCATCAGTAATTAATGAAGGGTTAGCTACTTGTGAGCCTAATGAACCACTTGTTTTGTGGACTAATACATGTTTTGCCATGATTTTGTTTTTGTTTTATTTATTGTTTAAAAATTAAAAATTTACTCTGTTGTTAAAACTGTTGTTTGATGTGTCTGTTGTCTTGCAGCTTCAAATGTTTCTAAGAAATATTGAGCAGTCATACTTATTATTTCTTGATGTGTTGAATCTGGTAAATCACAACTTACGTTAGCAAAATACGATACAGTTTTAGGCTTACGAATGTAAGTCATTTCTATTTCATTTACAACAAATTTATTTTTATCGTAAAGTGTGTAATAGTAATTGTTTTCAAAAAATGCTAAAGGGTAATCCATAACAGTTTTATTAAATGGATCTGCTTGCATACTATATACTGAATCATGAGTAACCATTCTATCTGAAGTTATTATCTGACTAAATTGTTGAGGATAATAATCTTCTTCTATTCCAGATAATTCTGTAAAACTAACCCAAGCAGAACCGTCATAATATTCTAATAATTTAGAATTGTTACCTGAAGGATTTGCATTATAAATTACTAACAAATAATTATCTTTAGTATATATATAAAAATTTTCAAAATAAAAAGGTTTAGGTAATCCAGTTATATTTAATATTTTATCATTAGATTCTTGAATTACTAATTCTTTAAATGTATCAAAATCTTCAGATGTAAATACACTTAAACCTAATTTAGCTGAAAATATGGTATTTGAAGTGTCTATTGTTCTAATAGCAAAATTATCAAAATTAGGACTATTTATTAAAGATAAATCCATACCATATATAAAATATTCTAAAGTGCTTTGTACAGGAGCAATATCTTTATCACAACTATCAACAGAAGTTAATACTCTAGTAGCTACTTTAAACCTATAATCTTCCGGAAGAACAAATAATGTTCTTTTATCATAATCAAATGAATTTTGAAAATTAGTTCCAAGTATAGCTTTATTTTTATATACAGTTACAAGAGATTTTAAATCATCAGTTCTTTTTTGTGATTGTTCAAAACCTTCTTGTTTTTTATTAGATTTATTAGAATACCTTTGATTAATAAACATTTCAATGTTTTTATTGAAAGCTATATCTATCTCTTGAGGTAACAAAACATCATAAAGAGCTGAATTTATTTTATTCAGCTCTTGTTGAAGTTGTATGTGCCATTCTTTAATTAGCATCTTTTACTTTTTTAGTTTTATTTACTTTATAGCCAAGATTTTCCATCTTAGCTTTTAATTTAATATATTCAGTTTGATTTTTAGCAGATTTAAAGAAAGCAAGTGTTTCTTCTATTGAATCTCCTATTGGTTCAGTACCGTTTATAAATTTATTTCCTACTCTTGTTAATACTTGATAATCAACCATAGCTAATATTTCAGCTTTAAGTTCTAAATCTTTATCCATAGCCATTTCTAAAAATACTTTAGGCATAGAAGTTAACATTCTATCTAATACTAAAGTTTTTTCTTCAACAGGTAATGAAGTATATTTTGTAGTTTTGTTACCTTCTCTTTGAGCAAATACTTGAAGTAAAGCATCAGTTAATATTTCTGAATCTTTTACTTTAAAATATTCTCTTTGAGCATTTTCTTTTTCTTTTAATGTTGCTAATTTTTTACTTAACTCTTCATTTTCATCGTTAATGTAAAATGAATATCTTTGATCTTGCATCATTTCAGTTTTAGATTTTGCTACTAATCTATCAACTAAAGCTCTTTTATAAATTAAAAAATCAATAGGAGCTTCAGGCATACCTGTTGTTGCACTTACTGAAATGTTTAATTTAATACCGTTTTTATCTACTGGTTTTGATAAATTATTATACCAAGTATTTACCTTATTAGCAAATTCTACATGTGATGCTGGTACACCTACTATTGAAGGAAGCCATTTTTCTTCTTCTTCAATTGAAATACCTTTTAATGGAATACCTGATGAAGTAAGTCCAGCACTTAATTTTTTAACAGCTCCGTCTTTAATTTCTTGTGGAAGTTTAGCTGTCGATTCTCTTCTGTATATTGTTACAAATTTTGTCATTTTATTTTTCTTTATTTCGTTTGTTTTAAAAAAAAGTAGAGGATTTTACTCCTCTACTTTATAATATTTAGCTTAAATTACACTGTAAGTCAATTGAAGTATTAAACCTTCTAAGTACAATACCAGAAGCTTTTAATAAATGGATGCTTGAAGCATCTTTATCTGAAGCTCTAAAATCGTTACCTTTGAAATCAGATGGTAATTCATTGATACCAGCTACGACTCTACGAATCATTGCTCTACCTTTTTTGTTAACCATAACTAAGTTAGGTTTACCATTATAGGTTGAAGTATCTACAAACACCATACGATATGATTCTAATGGTAATCCTGAAATAGGATGTTTAGGACTATTTAATGCTTTAGGACCATCATCAAATAAATTGATTTTTTTAATGGTAATAGTATGACCATCTATATGTTGGTAAGTTGTGAAGAAACCACTTAACTCTAAGTTACGACCAGTTCCATAAACAAATTTACCAGCATCTAATTTGATATAACCTCTACTAGAAACATCATCTTTCATAGCATTATCAAATTCTTCACATCCACCTACACCTGTAAATAAAGTAATAGATTTTTTAGAAGCATCTGACATACCATATAAAGCATCTCTCACTACTTGTTTAATTTTTTGAGTAGTTAAAATACCATAAGTATCTTTATTAGTAATTTGTTCTAACAAACCATCACCAATAGGAATAGCTACACCGTTTTTATCTTTAAGAGTTACAATACCTCTATCGTCACGGTTATCTTTAGCGTACCAATACAACATTTCACATTCTAATTTAAATGCAATCATGTGTTGATACTCTTCAAAATCCCACCAATAATTAGTAGTACCTTTATCAGTTTGTACTTGCATTGTCATAGTACGTTCTACTGCATTACCTTCCCATGCGTAAGATTTACGGATAGTAGTAATTTGACCTTTTACCGTACCTGGAGCAGCTGCAAAACTTTCATTACCTGTTGAACCATAAGAAGCAACTGGAGCAAAAGCTTGACTAAATAACATACCAGCTGTTAATTCAGAAACAGGTACAAATTCAGAAGCATTTGAAGCTGCTAACATAAATGTGTATTCCCAATTAGTACCACGTTGAATAGGATCTTCACTTACACGAATTTGATAACCGTTTGGAGTAAAGATAATATAATCTTTAGCAAAACGTCTTTCAGAGAATACTAATTTAAAAGGAGTAAATCCAATACCAGGTTGTGTTGAAGCTGTATAACTTTCTGCTAACATTACAGGTGAATATAAACGACCTATAATATTGTACTCATACTCGTTACCTTCAATTTCCATAGTATTTTGCATACCTTCAGTTAAAAAAGATAATGGAAAACGTTCATCTTCCTGACCCATTAAGTATGTTAATACTGGAGTCAATTTTTCAGGTTTAAGTAACAACTGTCTTTGTAATGAGTTGTCGTTAGTTTTACCCTGTTCATTCCAGATTACATCTGGGGTTAGTTTAAAAACTGCCATGTTTATTTATTATTTGTTTTAAAATTTATTTATTTTTTAGCAAAAGTAACTTCTTCATCATCCCAATCTCCAACATTAGAATTAGATCTTGGATCAGAAGATTTTAATTTTGATTTACCTGCTTCAAGTTTTTGTTTTAAACTTGATACAGTTTGTGTTTTAGCTGCTTGGTTAATATACTTATCTAATTTAAAATCATTTTTTAACATAATTGCTAATTGAATCCTACCTTCAGCAGAACCCCACATTTCATTTAATTTATTAAGTGCTTCACCTTTAGCTATATAATCAAATGTTGCTTTTCTTTCATTTACAGGTATAGTAAAATTATTTATTTTACCTGATTCAATTGTGTTTTGCAATGTTTGATAATATTTTTTAGTTTGTTCTTTTCTAGCATCAGCTTCAGCTTTTTCTTTTGCTATTATTTTTTTAGTTTCTTCTTTTTGAATTTTAACTAAATGTTCAATAGCATCTTCAGCTTCATCTTTTAACATACCAGCAATTTCAAACTTATCTAATTTCTTAGTAATTTGTTCATCACTAAATCCATTCTTTTTATAAAATGTTTTAAGAACTGATTTTTGTGTTGCTTCTTCTTCTAAATTAACAGATTCAAAATCTATATCAGGACTTTTACCTTTATAAAAATCATCTAATATTTTATCTTGTTCTTCAATTGGTAAATCAGAAATCATATTTACTAAATCAAACATTTCTGCTGCTTTAGGATGTACACTTTGAAAATAGTTTTCAACCATTTGTTGAGCACCTATTTCTTGTTGCTTCTGAATGAAAGATACTAATCCTTCTTCAGTTTCTTCATATTCTTCATCTTCACCAAATTCATAACCTAATTTAGCTGCTAATCCTGTTATTAACCCTTCTTCATCACCCTCTAACTCTGAATCTGGTTCTGGATCTTTTACAGGTTCAGGTTCAGGTTCTTTATCTTTTGGTTTAGGGCCTCTTTTTTTAGGTTCTGGTTTTTCTGGTTCAGGATCAGTTTTTTGATCATCTAAATCAGGCGGTGTTTGAGGGTCCAAAGTGTCTTCTACAATTGGTGTTCCTCCTTCTAGGAAATCATCTCCTAAGTCTGTTCCATCTATTTTCATATTCTATTCAAAATTAAATTTTATTTTTCTTATTTATTTTACTTTTTGATTGCTTAATTATATAGCACTTGACTTTTATCAGCTTTTAGGTTTTGGCTTTGCTTTAGCAATTGCTAATTTATTTTGCATTTCTTTTTCTTTTATTTTAATATCTTCTTGTTTCATTTTAGATTCATGAGCCATTCTTAAATTATCATTAGTTTGATTAGCAGCAATTTCTTGTTGTTTTAATCCTATTTCTTGTTGTTTAAGTCCAGCTTCAACCATTACTTTTTGAATTTCAGAAGTATCATCTCCTTCATCTATAGCATAAGCAGTCATTTCAGCTTTACGAAGATCCCATTCACCTTTACGGTCAATAAGTTCTAAATCATAACCATGTTTTTTATCTTGCATTTGATCTTGCATTTGAAGAGCTTGTTGTTGTTGTTGAGCTTTCATTTCTTCCATGTGCTTTTCAAATTCTTGAGTTTTTAATTCAGCTTTTCTAAGTGCATCTTTAATTTGTACAAAAGATTCTTGTTCTATTATTTCAACTACAGTAGAAGCAGGAGTACCGTTTTGTACCATAGCTTGAACTAGTTGTTCTAACTTCTGCATTTTTTGCATATCTTTAGTAGAGTTAGACATAAATATACCTAATTCAGCTTCAGAATATTCTGATGGATCAATATCTAAATAAATAGTATTACCATATTCAGGATGTACAAAAGAAGTTTTTTTACCGTTAATCCAAGCAAGTCTTGAATAATCTATAATAGCTTGGTATTCTCTTTCTTTAAATTGATCAAATAATCTAAAATACATTTCTGTAATAAGTGAAGATTGAACTACAGCTCTTTCTACACCTCCTACTGTTTCAGAAGATGATATTTGTCCTTCTCTTTGTCTAGAGATACCACATACATCATCCCACTCCATTTTAATTTGAGCAAGTAATTGAATATATGCTTGTATTGTATCTGATGCTAATTTAATAGCTGTTTGATGTTGAGCATTAAATCTAACACCTTCTTTATTATAATCTACAAATCCTATACCAGTAAGGTCTAGATAATTCATCCATTTTTCAGTATCCCAACCTTTAGGTATTATGTTAATATCCATAATAGCCATTTGATCTTTCATTTTAGAAATAGCTAATTCCATTCTATAATGAATGCCATTATAAAGAACTTGAAAAGGAACTCCTAATGAAACAAGAGATATATTTTTAGAATTTCTATTAGACATTACTCTACCGTTATAAGGAGATTTACATTTAGAACCATTATCTAACGAACCTCTTTGTACTGGACAAGGTCTAATCTTTTTGTAATATTTATTGTTAATTCTATAACCTTCCCAAAATTCATTTTCCCAATGCCATTCAACTTCTTCTCCTAAAGCTGGTTTATAATCTTCAGTTACATCTAACATTTGAGATTGTCCATATTCATCAGTAAAGTTTAAAATTCCTACTTTTTTACGAGATTTCCAAACAACATGAATTACTTCTAATAATCTACCATAAGATTTAAATGGTTGTTGTCTATCTTGTATTTGAGCAAATGGTATAAACCATTCTGAATTTATAGGAGCAGATACTTCTAAATCAGCTATTTCTTCTTTAGTAAATGGATCATCTCCTTGAAAATAATCTACTATGCCTGAAACAGTCATGTATTTTCTTCTACAAACCCAATCAGCATCTTCAACAAATTGAATATCAGGATCTTTATCAAAATCCATATCTAATGGATTAACACATTCATATACATTTTCATTTGAAATAACATCTCTAAATGAATATGTTTCTCCTGCCACTAAAAAATCTAAAAATTGTAAATCAAAATGTTCTTCTAATTTAAGATATTTTTTTAAAAAACTAAGTGCATGTTGTCCTGATATAGCTCTCTTATCTCTATAAGTAGATTCAAATTCTTTAGCTATATATTCTGGTGTTTGTGCTTCTTGGCTAGGAACTCCAGTATCTACACCAGATTCATTAAGAGTATTTATAAATAATTGTTCAATAGATTGATTTAATTTTTGATTAAGTTCTTCTGTTTTTCTATTTATAACATCTCCATTAGTAACTACAACTGTAAAATTATCTGGTCTTTTAGCAAATTCTCCTCTAAGTAAATCTATTTTAGGTTTAATAATAGGATAATTTTTAACTTGATTAGGAGAACCTGTTCTTGTTTGTCCATAAGGAGCTATAAAAGATTCATAATCTTTAGGGTCAACTACACCATTATAATAATCATATAATTTTTTCATATAAACTTTATATGAAGAATTACTAAAAGAAGCTAAACTAATAAATGCTTTTATATTAGTTTTACCCCATTGGTTATCTTTAGCTATTTTTTCACTATAACTAATTGTTTGTATTGGTATATTAAAAAATCCTGTTGATTTAACTTCTTCCATTTTGTGCAAATTTAATAATTAGAATTGAAATTACCTAATGAGTCAAATTTTGTAAAAAAAGGATCTGTATTATAAACATATTGAGGTCTGTCAATTGATTTACTTTCAATTTGTTTTTGATAATACATAGCAATTATACAAGCAGAAACTCTATCATAGTTCCCATCATATTCAAATTTAATTAATTCTTCCAGCAAAGGTACAGAATAAATCATATTTAAATTTAATTTAATTTTACCAGATGGATCTACACCTCTTCTACATAAAAGCCAATCTCTTAAATACAAACATCCTTGTTGTTTCTTTTTTAAATTAGACATAGACATTCCATATCCTCTACTTAATGAATTAGAAACTTTTTCTCCTTTATCGTAAATATCAGCTTCTTCTTGTAACCAACCTAATACTTTATTAGTTCTACAATATTGAATAACATTTCCCCTATCATTTTCAAATCCTATTTTAGCATTATAGTATTTAGCAATCATTACCATAATCCTATTATATTCATCTTGACCAGATGAAGGTCTAGCTACATATTCAGCTACAATTAAATCATCAGGTTGTGATATGTTATTTACTTGTTTGAATACAAATAAAGCTCCTAATGACTCTCCTTTTTCCGAATCTACTCCATAAGGGTCATGTCCTATATAATATAAATTATTAGGTACTCTATTTTCTTCTTTATAAGGTGCTTGATACTGAACAAAACATCCTTCTCTATCAGAATCTTTTTTAAGTGGAAAAGAATCTATAGGTTTAGCTTTATCAGATGGATTAAATATTATTTCTCCATCTTTATCTACAAGTTCTCCACATACACCTAACGATTCATCTATTTTACTAGATTTAATATAATTAATTTGAGCTTGAAGTTCTGCTTTAGGAAATATATTACTTGATGATTTAATAAAAGCCTCTTTTGGACAATTATGTACCCATATTCCTTGGGCTGTAAAATAACCTTTGTTAGTTGTTAAATCATAACACGGTTTTATTCCATAAGGTTCAATGCTATTAATACTGTCTATTAAAATATTTTCTTTTAATCTTGGGTATTTTTTACTTTCAAGTATTTGTTGTTTTCTAGTACTTAAAAACCCTATATTATCTTTAAAAAGTTTAGTATTTGCAGAATTTAACCATAAAGAATTACCTGTATATAAATGCCCATCTCCAGCTTTTTTAGTTTGAGATAATTGTTTACAAAAAATATTAAACCCAGTTAATAATTGTTGTATTTGTGTAATAAATGTTTTATATTTAGAATACATACCTACACCAGTTGTAGATGAATACACACATCCATCAGAATCAAATATTCCTTTTAAAAAAGAAGCTACTACAGATTTTGGACTTTTAAAAATATAATCAGGTACGTTTATTTTTCTTTTTTTACCTTGACTACCTACAGTACTTTCATATAATTTATCTTCAATTAAATCTAAAGATTCAAATAAAGGTAATAATTCTTTACCATAAACTCTTAATCTATACCCTCCTTTTTTATCCCCTATTATTCTTTTAGAAGGTATTTTAAATTTACTAATAAAAAAATCTCTACACCAATTAATTGAAGATTGATCTTTTAAATCAAAAGCAATTTCTAATTCTCCTTCTTTATTTCTACTATAAAAACTACCATCTCCTAAGTACAATCCTATAAATAATGCCCAATCTTCATCAATTGTTACATCGTAAGAAGAACATTTTAATTTAGTTTTTATATTAATTTTTTGATAAACATTACTATATTCAAAAGGTAATAAACTAATTTTATCTCCTATATTTAAATCTTTTAATTCAATGTATTTATTTCCATTATAAATAGGATGGTCTTCAGTTAATATTGTAGTAAATCCTAATTTTGTTGTAATTTTAAAAGTTTCTTTTTCCCCAGAAAAAGTAGAATTAGGAAAATCTTTTATTTTAAAAGTTAAATTTTCATTACTAATCCATTGATTTTCTTCAACACATCTAGGAAATTCAGCAAGCATTACATCTACAGCATTAGGATCTTTAGAAGTTCTTTTCTTATTTTCTATTTCTCCTTCAATATATATTTTAGCCTCTTCAATTTGAGATTCACCTTTTTCAGATATAAATCCGCCTTTAGAATAATAATCTGGAAGAAAATAACCTATTTTATTTAATTCCATCCCTTCTTCCCATATATTTTGATATGCTCTAAAATTATAAGGTTCAGGATTATAAAACATTTCATCAAAATCTACTATACCAGCAGAAAAATCTCCACCTGTACCAAATACAAATATTTGACCTGATACTCCAAGGCCTTCTTCAACAGTAGGACGAGTAGCAGCATAGGTAGCTTTAAGATTTGAAAAAGATCCAGCTTCTTCAAATAAAATAACATTAGCATCTTTTCCCCTAGCGACTGAAGCATTATTTTTAGCTGTCATTGCTAACAATCTACTAAAACTTCCACTTCTTGTTTTAGTTCCATCAGCTAATACTTCTTCATAACCTGCTAATATCTCATCTTTAGGTTTATTAATTAATCTATTTTTACCAAAATCTGTATATTTCATTAAGAAATCTAAATAGCTTACAGCCATTCCCATTGTTTCTTCTGAATAATCAGATGATTCTGCTATAATAAGTGATGTAGATTTTCTAAGAAATGTATAATTGTATGCACATTTAGCTGCATTTTTATATGAATAACCTCTACGTCTAGGTTTAAGAATAATCATGTGTTGTCCAGCTTCTCTAGCTAATTCACACTCAGTAAAATAAAACCAATCACTATCCCAAAAATCTGGAAAATTAACATTTTTTTCTACTTTCTTTTTACCTTTTAATACTTCTGATCCAAATCCTTTTTTTAATTGTATTTGACAAAAGTTTAAATAAAAATAATGTTCACCTGTAATACGTATTCCACCTACAGAATAACCATTTTTACAATAGTATTCTTGTTCGTCCCAATATTTAATCCATTCATAAGAATGTTTAGGAGCATCTATATAAAATCCAACACCGGTATTTTTAAAATTCTTTAACCATTCATTAGCTGGTAATCTAAAATTTTCTATGTTAATGCAACTAAGATCTAACGTAAACATATTATCTTTCTCTATTACTTATTTCTGTATTTCCTCTAGCTTTAGTATTAAGCTGTTTTTCATTTTTAATTCTTTGTTCTAAAGATTCAAGTTCTTTAAGAATTGCAGGTACTCTTTTACCAACATCCATTAAAGCATTTATATCATCTACTGTTACTTGAACACCTGTTTTAACTGCATTACCCATTTTAATAATTGCTTGTTTATGAGTTTCATTAGTTAAGTTTTCTTCAAGTTGTTCAATAAGTGCTTTAATAATTTTATCTGTTTTATGTAATGTTTCATTAAGTGTTACTACTAATTTTTCAGATGGAGTAACATTTAACTTTTGATAAAGCTCTATACAATCTAATATTTCTTTATCAGCTTTCCAATTTTTATCTTGAAATACATCGTTAGCTAAATGAGAATGTCTTTCTTTTTCCGGAAAATTAGAATAATTAGAAGTATTATCAGCCATGTGAAAAACATAACATAATTCTTTTTTACAAGTTTTTTTATATCTATCTTTATCTCTAACTATAATTTTTCTAAAACATTCTACATCTCTAATTTCTGGAGCTGGTTCAGCTTCTAAATTTTGATTAAGTATTAACAGTTTCATTTAATTTCTTTTTTAATTCTTCTACAGTCATATTTACTACAATTGAATTACTGCCATAAAAAGCTATAACTGATTGATCTTCATGTTCTTTTCTTGATTCTATCATTAATACTTCATCTTTTAAAGGATCATAATTTAAAAATATTGTTTTCCAATAATATTCTCTATCTGTTTCAATATTTAATTCTTCTAATAAACTATCATAACCTGGATGAGATGTTTCTGTTTTTTCACATAATACTTCTAAATCTATAAATTTCATATTTTATCTTTTCTATTTCTATTATTCATTTCTTTAACAAA